AGCCTGTCTGGTCGCCGCGCAATTACGAGAGCTTCGCGCGCGAGGCCTACGGCAAGAACGTTGTGGCCTACCAGTCGATCAACCGCATTGCTGACGCCATTGCATCCGTCAAGCTTGGCGTCTACCGAGGCGAGACAGAACTGGTCGACCACCCGCTGCTGACGCTCCTGCGCCGTCCGAACCCGATGCAGTCCTATGGCGATTACGTCCGCGCCAAGGTCTCCTATCTCATGATCGCGGGCAATGGATACGAGGAGCGATTCATCGTTGGCTCGGAGGTCAAGGAGCTGTATCAGCTGCGCCCCGACCGCATGTCGATCATGCCGTCGACCAATGGCGTGCCCGCTGCCTACATCTACAAAGTCGGCCAGAACACCACGCGCTGGGACGTCGACCCCCGAACGCTCAACAGCGATGTGCGGCATATCAAACTCTTCAACCCGCTCAACGACTGGTATGGCATGTCCCCCATCGAGGCGGGAGCCTATGCGCTCGACCAGAACAATGAATCGATGGCGTGGATGCAGGCCCTGCTCCAGAACTCAGCCAGGCCTTCCGGCGCTCTCACCGTCAAGGACGGCGGCACGCTCGCCGATGAGAACTTCAACCGCCTCAAGGCCCAGATCGAGGAGCAGTATTCCGGCTCGATCAATGCAGGTCGACCGATGCTCCTCGAAGGCGGGCTTGAATGGCAGCAGATGGGGCTGTCGCCCACCGACATGGGCATCATCGAAAGCAAGTTTGCATCGGCCCGTGACGTTGCCCTGGCCTTCGGTGTGCCGCCTCAATTGCTCGGCATCCCGGGCGATAACACCTATGCCAATTACGCCGAAGCCCGCCTTGCCTTCTGGGAGGACACGGCGCTGCCGCTCTTGGACATGATTGTCCACGACTGGAATTCATGGCTCGGATCGCTCTACGGAGTCACGATTCGCCCCGACGTTGACGGCATCCCGGCGATTGCCGAGAAGCGCCTGCGCATGTGGCAGATGGCGGATGCCAGCCAAGATCTCACCATCAATGAGCGCCGCGCCTTGAAGGGCTATGGGCCGATTGACGGAGGCGATACGTTGTTTGTGTCCAGTGCCGAGATTCCCCTCGGCATGGCAGGAGACACCTCAGTCGACATGACAGTCGAGGAAATGAAAGCTGTGGCCTATGGCACGACGCCTGGTCGATAATAACAAGCGCCGGGAGCATCGCCGTCAGGTCGCACTGCTCGACCGCCTGACGGTTCAATTCCGCGCCCGCCTGCAACGCGAGATCGCCACCGCCATGAAAGACATGGTGGAGATGTGGCTCCAGACAAATCAGGTGACACTGCCGCGCGGCTTCTATGATCGCATCGAGTCGACCTATCGGCAGATGGCGATGGCGTCGATCACGCAATTCGGGCTGCGCATTCTCGACCAAGGCAAGGCACATGGCCTGCCGCTGGAGACAAAAGAGAGCTTCGCGCAGATCATGACGCGGCTGGCGTTGCGCTATGTCCAGCAGGAGATGATCCGCCGGCGCATCACCGAGGTCACAGAAACCACTCGCCGCCAGATCGTCAATGCCGTGGATCGCGGCTATCGTGAAGGCCTAGGCCAGCGTGGCGTTGCCGATGCCATCCTGGATCTGGTGCCATCCTTGTCCTCAACCCGTGCCAACCTGATCGCCCGCACCGAGACGCACGGGGCTGCAAACTATGGCTCCCAGGAAGCCGCAAAGCAAACGGGCTTGCCGATGAAGAAAGAGTGGCTCGCCGCGGCGGATGAACGCACGCGCGAAACGCATCGGGAAGCTGACGGCAGCACGGTCGGCATGGACGAGAAGTTCGTGGTAGGCGATTCCGAGCTTGATTTTCCCGGCGATCCTAATGGCGGTGCAGACCATCCAAAAGAGGTCATCAACTGCCGCTGCACACTCGGCTACATCATCGATGACGAAGCCCTTGAGGCCATGTTGTGAAAACCATCAACCAATGATATATTCACATCATGCCTATGCCCGGATCATCTGAAACCGAGGACGAATTCATCGCTCGATGCATGAGCGACGATGAGGCTATGGCAGATTTTCCGGATGAAGATCAACGATATGCCGTCTGCATCTCGAACTGGGAAGGCAAGGCCGATGGCTTTTCTCCCACCGAGGCAATGGCACGCGAAGCCACGCGCGGCCTTGAATGGCGTGACGAATTCAACCGGGGCGGAACCGAAATCGGCGTTGCCCGCGCCCGTGACATCAAGAATCGCCGCAACCTCTCGCTCGATACCGTCAAGCGGATGAAGTCCTATTTCGCCCGCCATGAGGTGGACAAGCAAGGTCAAGGCTGGTCTCCCGGCGATGACGGCTACCCGTCAGCAGGCCGCATAGCCTGGGCGCTTTGGTCAGGCGACCCAGGGCGTGCTTGGGCTGAGGCTATTGTCGCAAAGATTGATGATAAAAAGTCATCTGCTTCGCTTTTTTTCTCTCATCTTCGCACACTCTCGGCAACGAGTTCTAAAGCTGCCGTCTTGTCTTTTTTCGATGATTGCGTTGTCACCTTCGATAAGATGACCTCTCGTGCAGGTTTTAAGTTTATGCGCGATGAAGTTCTTATTTCTTCCACGCTTGAGGTTCTCGCCACATGGCACAGGCTCAAGGTGAATGGGGTTGACGCAACATCTGTTGCGGCAAAGATGATCGACATGAAATCCGGCTGGGATTGGGCCGATGATTTGCTCGTAAGAAAATCTATGAGCTGGGATGGTCTTTTCACTTCCCCTAATAGCTACAAGAGCGAAATTCCCATATCCACCGCTGTTTTTTGCGCCAGTCCAATTCCAGCAATCGTTCTTGCTAAAGCCCTTGTTGACCTTTTCCCAAAATCGTTCAGCAGTACTCTTCAATCTAACCTCCGCTGTGTTTCACCCCAATCGGTATCACAAGCAAGGAAAGAAGTAAACACAATGATTGGTGAAATCCAGCACAAATCCGTTGACCTCACGCTCAAGAAAGAACCGGATCAGGACGGCGTCTTCGAAGGCTACGCATCCGTCTTCGGCGTTGTCGACAAAGGCATGGACGTCATGGAGCGCGGCGCATTTCGCAAGTCGCTCGGCTCGCGCAAAGTCAAAATGCTCTGGCAGCACGACATGAGCCAGCCCATCGGCGTCTGGGACGAAATCTACGAGGACGAACGCGGCCTGTTTGTTCGTGGCCGTCTACTCAAGGAAGTTGCCAAAGGCCGCGAGGCAATGGCCCTCCTCCGCGCTGGAGCCATCGATTCAATGTCCATCGGATACCGCACAATGGAAGCCGTCCCGGAAGGTGATGGCCGTGTTCGCAAGCTGATGGAAGTGGATCTGTTCGAGATCAGCCTTGTCACGTTCCCAATGCTCCCAGATGCAAAGGTCACGAACGTCAAGTCGATCACCACCGAAAGAGATTTCGAGCGTTTCCTGCGTGATGCAGGATACTCACGCAAAGAGGCCGTGGCTCTCACTCTCCACGGATTCAAAGCCCTACAGAGACAGCGGGACGCTGGCGATGAAGAGGCCGTAACCGAGGGCGTTGATGCCCTTTTACAGTCACTGTCAAAGCTGAAGGAATCCCTGCATGTCAGAGGAAATCAAGAAGGCTGCTAGCGCAATCGATGCGCTGCACGCCGGATTCGAAGAGTTCAAGAAGGCCAACGACGAACGCCTTGCCCAGATCGAAAAGAAGGGCAGCGCCGATGTCGTGACCGAGGCCAAGCTTCAGAAGATCGAAGCCGATCTCGAGAAGGCCCAGAAGATCGCTGACGAAGCCGTGCTGGCTTCCAAGCGTCAGGCTCGCGTGACCACCGACGCCAACGGCAATGCCGTGGATCTGGACCGCAAGGCACAGGATTGGGCGTCGATGAATGCTCGCCGCCGTGGCGTCGTGGTTGGCGACTTCCGCGCCAGCGACATGGACGGCTACAAGGCTGCATTTGATACCTTTGTCCGCAGGGGCGAAGAGGTCATGGGCGTCGATGAGCGCAAGGCCCTCTCGGTCGGCTCAGATCCCGATGGCGGTTATGTGGTATATCCCGACCTCTCTGGCCGCATCGTGACGAAGGTCTTCGAAACCTCTCCGATGCGCGCCTATGCCTCGGTTCAGGTCATCTCTTCGGATGCACTCGAAGGCCTGTTCGACCTGAACGAAGCCTCTTCGGGCTGGGTTGGCGAGACGGATTCCCGCGCGGAAACCAACACGCCGCAGCTCGGCAAGTGGCGCATTCCGGTCTTCGAACTCTATGCGAAGCCCAAGGCCACGCAGAAGCTGCTCGATGACGCCTCGATCAACATGGAAGCATGGCTTGCCTCCAAGGTTGCCGAGAAGTTCTCGCGCGATGAGGCGAATGCCTTCGTCACTGGCAACGGCGTCAACAAGCCGCGCGGGATCCTGACCTACTCGTCTGGCACCACGCTCCCCGGCACGATTGAGCAGTTCCCATCTGGTGTTAACGGCGCTCTCGCCGCGACGCCCGATGGCGGTGACGTTCTCATCAACGCCCTGTACGGCCTCAAGCAGCAGTATCGCGCCAATGCCACCTGGTTCATGAACCGCGCCTCCACGCGCCTTGTTCGCAAGGCCAAGGACAGCAACGGCTCGTATATCTGGGTGCCTGGCATCGCCGCTGGTCAGCCTGCCTCGCTGCTCGGTTATCCGGTCGCAGCGTTCGAGGACATGCCCGATCCGGCCACGAACTCGCTCTCCATCGCTGTCGGCGATATGCGCGAGGCCTATCAGATCGTGGACCGCCTCGGCATCCGCACTCTGCGTGACCCCTACTCGGCCAAGCCCTATGTGGAGTTCTACACCACGAAGCGCGTCGGCGGCGATGTGGTCAACTTCGAGGCCATCAAGCTGATCAAGCTCGGCTCGTAATCAATCAAGGGGCGGTTGATGCCGCCCCTTCCTCAATTCAGCGCATAAGGAACATCATCAATGCGTGACCTCAAAAGTAATATTCAGATCGTGCATCTCGGCTCGATCACGCTGTCTGGCACCACGCCGGGAGCGTCTGCGTGGGTTGACATGCGTGGCTTCGACAGCGGCGCGATTGTCCTGCACACCAACACCGTGACGGACGCCGGCGACTCTGCGGGCTTCACCTTCACGGCCCAGCATTCGGACCTGACGACCGCTGCATCGGCTGCTGCTCTGGTGGCTGCTGACACGACGGACGGCACGATCTCTCTCACCGTGACGTCTGATGCCGATGACAACAAGTGCATCGGTGCGGTCGGCTATCGCGGCTCCAAGCGATATCTGCGCCTCAATGGCGTCGGCACCACGGGCACGAATGCGGTTGTGACTGTCTATGCCGTCATCAGCCACGACGCTCAGGCTCCGGCGACCTTCGTCGGCACCTCGGTGGCTGCCACCTAACAACGACACTAGGAGCGGGCTTAGGCTCGCTCCTGTTGCCCTCTCGAAATGACCGAGGAATTATCATGGCTCAGAATACCACCGTTACGGTTCCCGCAGGCGCATGGACGCAGCTGACGGACGCTGACATAACGTCGATCACGTTTCAGAACGTCGGCTCCAATTATATCCTGATCAAGGCCACGACGGACGCGACTGCGCCGACGTCGAATGCCGGATCAATCCGCTACAATCCTGGACAGGGCGAGCGCAACGTGGCCCTCAGTGATCTGTTTCCCGGCCTTGCAGGGCGAGATCGCGTGTGGGCGTATGCTGATAACATCACGCCTGTCGTTGTCTCACATGCGTAATATCGTAT